CAATTCCAACATGTTCAACACGAGCAAATTCTTTTATCTTAATAATTAAAGGTAATGCAACACTAGGTTCAAGTGTTGGATCAGATGGGAAATTAAAACCAACATTTCTAATTTCAGTCTTAGTTATTTTACCAATACTTTCACTAGATGCTTCTGCTATACAGAACTTACCATCTGCAGAAGTAATAGTACTTACACCAGGAATTGAATAATAATTACCACCACCATCAGTAACATCAAATTTAGATACAGCACCCAAAGCACCTAAAGCATTAGTTTGGTAAGTTAAAACTGATGTAGTACCTGCATAAGAAACTTTTTCTGGAGTGTCTGCTACAGTATATGTAAATGTATTTGTAGAACCAGCAGCAACTTTAATCTGATATGTTCCATCATAAACACTATCAAATAATTCTATTTCATGATTATTAAGAATATCTGTATCAATATCAATCTCTTCTTTTTCTATAGGAAGATCATTCTCAAATACTGGGACTAATCTATAATAAAGAGTCTCTGGTAGATACTTATTAACTGTTAATTCTAATTTAGCATCAGTATCTATACCAACTCTTCCAGACTTTTTAACTTGGAACTCTTCAGTACTTGGGTTTTTATTCCACTCCTTTTTACATCCACTATCAGCATATAATTTAAAATCAAATGCTGGATAAGATATTGAACCCTTACTATAGGACAAAGAAGAATCTGAAAGATTAAAAGTAATAACAGAATCTTTATATACTTTTATTGGAGGGTTTATTGGATTAAGAGTTCCAGCAGAAGCACTTGTTCCTATTCCAACAACAATAGGCTTGAACCTAGTTGCATTATAGTAACTATCAGCTAATTTAAAATTATTTAAATCAGTAGGAATAGTATAATATACACCATTATCAGTCAACCCATATGTAGGAGTAGTTGCAGTATGAATAACTTTTTGACCTTTAGTAAATCCATGATCAACTATAGTAATAGTATTTGTTGAAGATGTTATTCCAGATGCAGTAAATGACTTAGCATCAAGAGTAAGTTTTCTATTATAATCATTATATTTTACAGTAACAATTCCAGTATTATCTGGATTAACATCAACAATAGCCCAATCATCCGTAACCATTCCATGAGTACCTGCAGTAGATACAGTTACTTGATTTCTTCTAACTTCACAAGTAATAGGGGTAAAATTAGTATTAAAACTATGATAAGTTCCAGTTCCTATTCCTGTAAAGAATAAAGTTGAAGAAAGTCTTGCTGTACTTGCAATACCAACCCAATTTCCTGCTTCATTAACATAGAGTTTGCAAGTAGAAATTCCAAGTAAATCTTTAGATATTCTATTAGCATAAACAGTTTGTCCATTAGTTAATGTAGTACCAGTACCTGCCCATATCTCAAACGCAGGACTAGCACCAGTTGCTATAGTATCACCAAATACACTAATACCAGCACCAACTACAGTGGCAGCAGCAGATACTTGAGACTTACAACATAGAAGTTTTACGTTAGTTCCTGCAGCCGCCTGACTAGTCTTGGTTGTTGGTAATACTGGTGGTGTAAATGCAGCTGTGTAAACTGCCTCTCCAACAGTATATCTAAGATTAGAAAGTTTTCCTCTAAAATACCTATCCTGTGACGCAGCAGTCTTATGAGCACCTATATGAACTACAGTTCCTGTATGTGTTCTTGTACCACTTAAAGTACCACTTGCTTCCACTACACCATTGATAAAGATCTTTCCAGCAGTACCATACAAACTTACCGCAACGTGAGTCCATTGTCCTACAGGAACAAGACCTGATCCAGTTGAGATATCAAGTAAATCAGTACCATTATCTGCTTCCACTAAAAGTCTTATATCACCAGGATTAGTAGATCCAATCATTAATTGTATATTAGAAGCACTACCAACAGATAAGTTAAATATCTGACTGAAGTTAGACCATTGTGGGAATACCCATGCTTCTACAGTAAAATTAGTACTTCCACCAATAGAGTAAGTACTTTCTGTAGTGGTCATATAATCATCATATCCATCAAAGAAAACAGATCCTTGTATTTCAGTTGTAGTAGCAGCAGCAACTATACCGTCACCATCTCCAGGAGAATATGTTAATTGGTCATCCTGTTCATATCCATGATTCTCAATGTATAGTGATCTAGTTGGAATAAATGCATATGTTATACCAAGTCCTGCTCTAGTATCATCAAAATAAACAGTTGATCCTATACCAACTCCAACACTAGTTCCTACTCCAACGTGATATGATGGATCAAAATATAATTGATGATTTACTTTACCTTCAGTTGTTGATTTAAATCCAGCATTGATAATTAATTTTCTTGGATCATCATAGATGGGAGTACTTGCTGTATGAGCAACACCTACTGTACCATCAACTGCTCTCATTACTCTAATTCTAGATGTTTGAGGATCTACATTTAATACTTTAATTCTTTCAGTACCAATTCCAAGAATATCATTTTCTCTAATAGTAGGATATGAAAGATCTCCACTTATTCTAAAATGAGTAACTATTCCAGTTGCTGCAGTAGATCCTACTCCAACAGTACTAGTTCCAATACCAACTAATCTAAAGTGACTGGTAGGAATTCCTACTTCATAAGATCCTTCGATTAAAGATGATGTAGTAGAGAATCCAGTAAGTGTAACTGTATCTTTAACATCAAAATTATGAGGATTATCAGCCCAAAGAATATACCTACCATCAGAGGTATTTGCAGGATAAACTTCAACACCACTAATACTGCTTTTTGCAACACTTATATTATCAACAACAGCACCTTCCAGCATTGCAACTCTAGCTTTTGCTCCAGCATTAGGATCCATTTCTAATGCCAATACACCAACAACATTTGTAAGTCTTGAACCCTGTCTAACTGCTGCAGTATCAGCATTATCAAATACTACTTCATCATTAACTCTATAATTTCTTCCACCACTACTAACACCAACATAATCAACTACACCTCTACTAGTAGAAAGAATGTCAATTTTTTGAGATAATTTATTTGGTATATAAGCATACTTATAAGTAAGATTTTCTTCAATTAAGTTATAAGGTTCCGTATTTCTAAACCAATTACCAACGCTAAAATCAAAAGCATCTTGACTCGAATCTTTATCAAGATTAAATTTATTAGGTATGGAATGATAAGCATCACCAATCAAATAAGGGAATTTTGGTTCTCTATACTCTAAGAAAGGACCAGAAGATGCTGATGCACTATCCACTGTAGCAAAATAAGCATAAGTTCCATCTGGATATTCTGGAGTAATACAAAATCTTCCATTATTTTTATCAAGAACAGAATCATCATTTACTGGTGTATAAGTATAATCCTCAATAAAGAATCCTTCAGGGAAAAATACTGTAGAAGGTCTATCTTTCTTTAGATCTAATTTATACCCAGATTTCATCTGAGTAACTACACCACCTCTTCTATCCGCATATCCATATGGACCATAAATTGGGTTTCCATCATACGCCCATCCAATGATAGGAGAATGTCCTGTAGAAGATACTTCAGACCCATTCTGCTTTGTTAAATCCTTTTGACCATACAATTTATCACCATCTTGATCAGTTGCATATATTGACTCTCTAAGTACTCTAGGTGCATATAAATGAGTGTACTGAAGTCCTCTACCTTCCCATCCTTCAGTCATAAACCCATCATCTAGGGTAAACTGATTAAAATGCTTTCCTACTAAATTTACACGCCATTTTTGGAGAGATGCTTTAAACTCAGCACCCCCTCCAGGAGATATAGAAAAAGCAACTGTATTTTGCTGACTATAACCAGTACCACCACTTAAAACCTTAACTTCAAGAACTTGACCTTCAGTTGCACTACCTACTTCTCCTAGAATTGGTACAACTATTGCTCCCCTACCAGAACCTGCACGATCTTGTACTATAATATCTGGTGGAGCTACATATCCATTACCTCTATTAATCACTATAACTTCAGTTAGAGCACCATCAATAACTTCAACTGCTAATTGACATCTATCCCCAAACGAAAGTGCTAAAGAAGGTTGTCTAACATTGTCCATTATGGTAGAGGATCCATATCCAATACCATTTGTCTTCATATGTACTCCCTGAACAGAACCTCTAAAAATTGGTTGGAGTTTAGCTTGAAAATCGACGGTAGATACACCAACACGTTCTACAGTTGATATTCCAACTAACCCTTTTATAGAAACATTAATACTAGGATAATTAAAGCAATGATATCCTAAACCAACAGATGTTAAATTAATAAATTGTTGAGTATCATAATAAATTGTTTTATCAATAGTTGCTATACCTACTTGAGATAATTTAAAGCTATTATCATCAACTACAGTTACATAATAATCAGTATTACTGCTCAGACCTGCAATTACTTGAGAAAATGTTCCAACTCCAGATAATTTATTATCAACATATGGATTTTCTATTGTATAATTTAAAATTTCACCAGATTCATATCCATGATTATTAATGGTAATAAGATTTGCAGAAGTATCAATTCCTGCTGTTGTTGTAGTTCTCTTTTTATATTCATATCCACTTCCACTATTAACAATATTAACAGAATCTAAAATAAGTTTCTGATGAACTGTTTCTAAACTTTGCCTTCCTACTCCATAATCAGTTATAACCATTGTATTAATTCCTACAATAGCATCTCCTTGTGTAGGCATTAATTTAATTTGGAATTCATCAACAACATGGACATAATATAATGCATCAGTAGCAAGACCAGCTAATCCATCCTGTCCATCAGATCTATAATATACTGGTTCATTATTTCTAAATTTATGGAAAGTTGTAAACCCAATTATTGATTGAGTAGCACCAATACCAATATCATTAACACTTTGTGCATTAAAAGTTGGATTATGATCAACCAACTTCATATTTGGTTGAGCAATTGCTCCCTCACCATTACCACCAGTGATTGTAATACTAGGAGTTTGTCTATAATCAAATCCAGGATCTTTAACTTGAATACTCTTTAGATTTCCAAGAATATCAACATTTCCAGTCGCTCCAATTCCTGTATTATCACTAATACTTAAAAGAGGAGGTTGCATAACATCATAATCATCTCCTGGTGCTAATACTTCAATTTCTTCAATTTTTCCAGAATATACAACCTGTTTTCCTTTATAATTTTGTATTTCTACACCATTAATCAAAATTCCAGTTCTACCAGGTCTAGTTTTGGTTATAGTCGAATCTGTTACTGGTTGATGAATAGATCTTAAAATTCTTTGTGATTCTAATGTTTTTTCTTTAAACTTATAAGGTTCAATTTTATTATTTTTAACAGTTACAGTACTTGCAAGCTCAATAAAATTACCATTCGAAATATCTGTTAAACTTTTAGCAAGTCTTATTGTAGACGCATCTAATCTCTTTACAAAGTATAAACCTTCATCCCATAAGTAAGTATAAGTTACAACTCTTTTTTTAGTATCCCCAAAAGAGTCAACATAAGTTTCTTCTACCTTTTCTGGAGTATACCAAACAGCATCTCCTGTATAGAAACCATGATCTTTAGTAGTTGTAATTTGCCATGCACCACCTGCAACAAATTCACCATTAAGATGAATAGTTTGATCAGAAACGTTAAGTGGTTGTGAATTATATGTTGGTATAGAAGGAGATGCAACTAAAAAGTCATTTCCTTGCTTATAAGTATTTTGTACGTTTGTAATAAATCTAGAAGCTTCTGGATAAGTATTTGATATTGTTTTTAAGAGTTTTCTATTAACAGTGTAACTATCAGTAGTAGTAAGATCTCCTTGACCCTTAACAATAAAAGATGATGGAGATTTAATCTCACTAATTATAGAAATTGGTTTTTCTATCTTATCAGTACCAGTAAGTGCTACATTATCACCTACTCTAAATGAATGTGCTGTTTCTAAATTAACAAGATAAGTTTTATCTGAAGAATCTATTAATTCTATACTTTTAACATTATATTGTGATGCAACATTATAAAACCAACCACGACCTTTAAAGGTATTATCATTAACACCTAAAGTTTTAATTTCTGCAACATCATTATGAGAATAATATCTATTATTTGCACCAAAAGCAAAATCATTTAATACTGATGTAATTCTTACTTTAACAGTGCTTCCATCACCTGTATTAGAAGCAGCATAACAATATGTGTTTATTCCAACGTCTTCAGAATCTTCAATAATTCCAGTTACATTTGTACAATCAAAAAATTGATTTAAGTTCTTCGAAGAATAAGAAACAATTCCAGTTGTAGTGTCGTTATAAACTACGGACAATTCTCCTGCATTTGGAAATCCAACAGTTGAATCTACATCAAATATAGTAGCACCTGCAGAAACACCACCGATCAATCTAGTTTTTGGATGAACAAAGAATGTACCATAAGTTGCACCTTCTACTCTAGAATCCCTATTATATCCAGCATCTAAACTAATTTTATAATATGTCTTTGCTATTCCCGTAATACCAGGACTAATTACTTCTACATTGGTAATTGGTGCATATGCCTTCTCAAAAAGTGGTGGATCACCATACTTATCTTGGAACATTGTTGCATTTTCCAATTCCATTGGATTTCCTTCAACACCTTCAACACAAAAATCATTTGTAATCAAATAATGTGCATTAGATGGTGTAAAGAGAAATTCTCTTGGTCTTATAATCTCTACAGGTTCATTATATAAAGCTCTGAATAAAATCTCAAAAGCACCATCTGTTCCCTTACTTTTATAAAAATCAGTTGCATTTTTGATAAAAATACTATGATCTATATCTTTATGTAATTTTCTTTCTTCAAATCCTGGTAAAAGTTGATGTTTTGTCTTTAATAAGAAATCTTTAAGAAAAAGATTACTCAAATTCTCTATCTTAGCACCTTTTTCATGTTTATCGGCAATTGTAGAGTCAAAAACTAGTTGATCTGGACGATCTGCTGCTCTATATGAAGAAATTCCACTAAATCCTCTAACACAATCTTTAAAATTAGAAGAATCCTTCGATTTATATGTAATTATCTCATCATCAATCTTTAATAGACCATAAGTATCAGGAAAACCTTCAGTTCCTGCAGGATAATTGGATAAATCAACAGAAATCGTATTAGCAGCAAAATTAATATCAGAACCTAATCCAACATGTTCAGTTAAATTAGTTAAACTATCAATTTTTGTATAGTTATCAATATTTTGAATTAAATCAACTGGAGCACCTTGGAATTCTTGCGAAACATAATAACTTTTAAGAAATTCCGAAACTAAAGGAAATTCTGTCTGTACATATGTTGGAAGTTGATTCTCAACTATATTCTGAAATTGAACTCTTTTTTCTGACATTTTATACTCGTACTAAGGCTCCGTTCATGTAACTTGAGCTAACAATATAATTAGATCCTGAAGGATCAAGTCCAGAAGATATTTCATCCACGATTGGATCAAATATACTACCTCCTATATCTAGTTGCAAATACAAATCCTGTAATCCAATAACATCATTTGATTGAGGAGGTACTGATAACTCAATAATGGATTGTCCATCTTTTATTTTTCCAGATCTGATAGTAATTGGGTTTAATGTAATGATTCCAGATTGGTAATTAACATTACCAACATTTCTTCGTACAATTGTAGGAGATACTGAATTTACAGTAGGTACAGTAAATAAGAAAAGAGATCCAGTTACTCTAGTTCTATTAGGAATATCTGAAATGTAAACAGGTTCACTAATACCATCAATTGTAAATCCAGTAGACTTAATATTAAATCCACTCATACTCTTAATATTAAATTGATTACCGAATCCAATAGAATATTCAGAAATCTTATTTAATACGACCCTCAAGTCCCTTCTCATAGTAACTGTCGTGATATTCGAAGTTATTGCATCATGACTTTGATCAACAATACCCAAAAACTTACTATATTTAAATCTAGCACCATATCTATTTAACTCAGTTGATTCAGCGTACTTATTTGCATTATTTTCAACTATAGAACTTACAGAAGCACCTGTTTGGGCAAGATTTGAGTTATAATAGATTTTTGAGTTAACTTCAAGGTAAAGATACTTAAGATCTAAGATTTCTGGGACAATTCCTGCTACAGCATACTTCTTTAACTTTAATCTGATGTTTTCTTTAATCAAATTAGGTAAAAAATCACCAGTTCTTGGTTTTATGCTAATAAAGACCTTTCCATATTGAGGAGGATTCAATTCTTCACCTCCAAAAACGGAAATTGACTCAGTTTCGGGATAAATTTTTGCTGGAATCAAAGATTCGTAGTCTTGAGCAGAAACTGCCCTGTTTTGGGACGAATATATCCTTGGAGCAAACTTTCGAATTGACTCAACCGACTCAATATTCTCTCCACCAGTAGAAAATGAGTTTGTAGTGACCAAAGAGATGCCAGAAGTCACTTTATAGGTAATTCCATTCCTTTCATAGACTAAATTTCCCGCAAAAGTCATCTGTGCGACACCATTTCCTGTATCACCGTTGGAAACAATGTAATCAACGTCAACAAAATTGCCTTCTTCGAGTGCTTTTCCAAAAACACCATCTCCAAAGAAGGATCGATAGCTGA